AGCTTGCATCTTAGTAAAATTAGTTTGATATTTTAAATGTATTTCTTTTGAGTGTCCAGATTCTATGAGAAGCTTTAGCATTTCGTATTGCTTTTTCATAATTAGAGGTTCACCACCAATAACTTTTACGCTACGAGTATATGGGGCTAACTCAATAATCTGTTCCATTATACCCTTAGTACGATCTTTTACTACGTGGTCAATATATCTTTTACGAAAGTCATCATTTGGACCAAATATTTCATCTTGCCAGACATCATGCTTATTTGCCATTTCCCATCTCATAGTTGAGTTTGCATGCATGCACATATGACAATCTAGATTACATTCAGATCCAAATACTTTAAGTTGTATTTCACAAATACGTTCACTAAAATAATATTCACCTGTTTGTTTATAAAATCTAGCTGTTCTCTCAATGCCATCCCAAAAGTCTGGATCATTAGTATGCATCTTCATGCAATTAGTTCGACGGGATCTGCCATATCTTCTTTCGTCATCCCTGCATCTTTTACAAGTTTGATCTACATTTTCAAAGTTAGAATTAGGGTCAAGCATTTCACTGCGAATGTTATTCATATATTCGCTTTCTTCCATCCATTCTTTTAATGGAACTTTTTCAACGCTTACTCCTGATGAAGCTCCAAAACAACACGCTTGGTATTGCCCATCGATTTCTGAATATACTTGAGTAAATGGAATTGAGCAAAACCATATAGACTTATCTTTTGTTTTTGCTGTAATAGATTCAGGATCATCTAAGATCTTTTGCCCTGATTCAGACATTTTTACAAACCATGCCGAAGTGTCATATTCACCAGGTTGAGTTTTATCGCCTGGTCCGCCTCGCTTCATATTATCCAGTATAACCTTTTCACCCTCTTCATCATTGATAAAAATTGGGTTATGCTCTCGGTCGCTAACAAGTTTCTTCATTTACTTCTCTATAAATATAGTTTTTGAACAGGTTTATTTATATGACTCTCCCAATAAAGAAGGCGGTAATAGAAATATGTGGTTCGTGCAATTATAGCTGTACGTTCTGCCCGCATTCGTTTGAAGAGGGAAGAGAAAAATCATTTAGACGTATGATGAATTATGATATGTTTATCAACATGCTTGATCAATTACAAGATTCTGAATGCGAAGAGATTTACCTCGAAGGTTCAGGCGAACCAACAATGAATAAAAAGTTACCGGACTTCGTAAAGGCCGGATCAGATCGTGGATTTAAAATGTCATTTATTACAAATGGATTTTGGTTCAAAGATGATCTAATGAAAAGAACAATAGATGCAGGAATGCATTTTGCTAGGGTTTCTGTTACAGGTTACAATCCTAAACTTTATAAAGAACAGATGAGTAAGGATGCATTCTATGAAGTAATGGATAATACAAATGCCGCTATTGAATACGGCGGTAATATGGGATCATATCATTTAATTCTTGACAATAATAATATTGATTATGAGTGTAGTGAGTATATCGGCAATTGGATTCGTCATGTACCTGGAGTCAAAGCGTCTATTTGGAAACAGCATAATTGGTCTGGTCAACTAGATGTTAATTGGCGTAAAGGCAGAAAGAGAAGTTGTGGCCGACCTTTCTCACCTGATCTTATAGTACGAGCAGGCGGTAATAATGGCCTTCAAGGTGCCGTTGTGCCATGCTGCATGGTCCTTGGTCAAGATAGCAAATCAGTACTAGGTCATTTATCACACCAGTCTATAGAAGAAGTATGGTACGGAGATGAATATAATAATCTTCGTAAAGCTCATGAGATGCATGATTTCGATAGTATTGACTATTGTAAAGATTGTGATATGTTATATGACACTCCTGATGCTCTTGTATGGTCAAACTTTGATGCTGACTATAATACACTTACTGGTTCATCATTTACTATGGAACAATATAGAATATGATTTATGTGGATAAGAAGTCGACACGTATAACGACTTTATCAATTACAAAAACTATAACAATGCACTCAATAGATCAGTGTGTAGAAAACTTAGAAATACTACAAAAACAGAAATTCAATAGAATAAAAATTCCGTACTTTACATTTAAAGTTTATGGAACTGAAGTTATAATAGAATCAGAATATATCAAGGGACCTTACATAGGGGAAAAGCATTATAATATATTATACGAAGATCTTGTACTAAAACCTGGTCCCTATAGTTTTCACGATTATCATTATACAAATTACAAAGTAAATAAATTTGATGATCAGATATATGCAGTTGACTTAGATGACTTTCAGACAGTAACATTTACAGATAGGATAGAGAATTGGAACAAGAATTTTCGAAAGTCAAAATTATTGTAAGGGACAACTTCCTCCCCCAAAATACCTTTAATTTATTATACAACAAATATCAGGAATGTACATCAAAAAATGAGGTCCAACGAGAATTTTTTTCGTATGATCCAACACCTGAAATAGCTGAGTTCATAAACTATTTCCATAAGAAAAGAGGATATAGAAAATTAGGTAAGTTTATTCATACAGCGGCAACGCCACCAAATTTTCATCATAAGATCCACGATGAAGCTGAGTTTAAAATTATGTCAGCAATAGTTTATATAGGTCCTGAAAAATCACATGGAACTAAATTTTATATGGAAGATGAATTTGAAATAGAATGGGTTCCAAATAGACTAATGATTTTTTGTGGTGAGACCGGAGTTACTTGGCATGACTATAAATCTTCAGACGAACTTAGATTTACATACAACTACTTTTTAGTTGACCCTACAAAAATACAGAATGAAGAATATAAAGGTTATGTTTTACATTAAATTTGATGAGAGAACAATACAGGCTCATGCTACTATTATGAGTCAAATTTGTAATGTCCTATGGCGAATACAAAATATGTATGAAGAATCTCTCCATACAGATCCTGTTAAAATAAAAATATTCGTACCTGAATGGTATAGAGAATGCTATATTGGTCCTGATCATGAGTATCATTCAATGGAACAATTACAATGGTTCTTAGAAAACTTCGAACAGCCGGCCGCGGGCGTTACGTGGGAAGTAGAATTTTATAAAGAGAAAACAGTAACGACTAGTCCATGGAATACAAATTGCATATGGCCACTTAAAAAAGAAAGACAATGGATAGGCGGTGGTGGATATATCACTCTACAAAAATATAAACAAGTTGCAGGAAAAAGATATAGCCATTTTCAACAGATAGCACAAAATAGTAATCAGTTGCCTATCATCGATAACATACAAGAATATTCAGAATTACCGGTAAAAATAATAGATTATAAGCATCATCCTGAACAATTCTTTGAATCTTTAAAATATAGTGAAAGACATTTCACTTATCTAGGCGGTAGTTATTATTCCGCTGCTTTGATAAATTGTCCGACTATTTGTTATGGACATCCATATGGAGATGTATATCCTGATTCTCTAAATGGTAAATCAATGCCTGGTAGTGCATGGGGAACTAACATGGGTAATGGGCATTCTACTATTTGTCAATACGACTTTGAAAAGACTTATAACGGACCACAGACATATGTACGTCATGCAAAAAATCATCATGAATTAAAAGGCTATTTGCTAGGAATTGATGCCTGAAAAAAGTTATAAATAGTAGAAAATCAAAAGTCGATAAAGTTATAAATAAGACATATATTAACAAGAGGACCTGATGGCACAAGAAGAAACGTTTACTATTGACCAGGGCTCAGATGTGGCAATTGAACTACATCTTGTGAATAAAGACGGGTCTAAAAGAAATTTAACAGCTCATACGTTTGCTATGAAGATGAAGAAGAATTACAATAGTGATTCTGCTGATACTACTACTTGGAATTGTATTGTTAGTGATGCAACAGGTGGTGTTATGACTGCTTCGCTTACTAATTTACAAACAGATGCGCTGAATGCAGGTAAATATGTCTATGACGTAGAAATGCAATATGACGATAGTAGTAGTAATACTATTATTGAGCGAGTGTTAGAAGGTCATATGCGAGTATCGCCGAGTGTAACAAGGTAACATATCATGGCAGTTAAAGTCGGAGTATCAGGCACTACGGTCGGAACTGTAAAGGCAGCCGGGTCACTCACTCAGGTGAAAAAAATAGTAATCGGTACACCAGTAAAAAGGGTATCACAACAAAATCAGTCTATAAGTCTTTTGAGCGGAGGCATATCGGATATTGATACAACAGGAGTCGTAGATGGTTCCGCATTAATATTTGATGAGGCAAGTCAGAAATTTATAGTACAAAAAACAATGAATAAAACAAACATAACGGGAGGCCAATACTAATGGCATCAATAATTCGAATAAAAAGGTCAGCTACCTCCGGTAATCCAGGTACACTTGGTGCCGGTGAACTAGCCTACTCGAGCCTCGCTGACAATGGTAGTAATGGCGGTGATCGTCTTTATATCGGTGAAGGTACGGAAACTAACGGCGACGCAGCCAACCATCTGGTAATCGGTGGTAAATATTTCACAGACAAATTAGACCATGCGCTTGGTACATTGACTGCTAGTAGTGCAATTCTTGTAGATGCAAGTAGTAAGGTCAATAATTTAAAAGTCGATAACCTAGATCTCGACGGTAATACTATTAGTTCGACAGATACTAATGGTAATGTTACTATAAATCCAAATGGAACTGGTACAGTAGATGTTAGCTCATCTAAGATTGTAAATGTTACAGATCCAACAGCTGATCAAGATGCCGCAACAAAGAAATATGTTGATGATCTAACTACAGCCGCAGACTTAGATTTTGCTGGTGACACGGGTACAGGTGACGCAGATATAAGTGGTGGAGTCCTAACAATTGCGGGTGGTACAGGTTTATCATCAGTAGCTTCAGGCCAAACACTTACTATGAACCTAGACAATACTGCTGTTACAGCGGGTTCATATGGTAGTGCTTCTAACGTTCCAACATTTACAGTTGATGCCCAAGGTCGATTGACCGCAGCTGGAACTGCCACCATTGCAACAACTCTTAACGTTGCTGGTGAATCAGGAACTGGTTCAGTTGCCCTAGCTGATTCTTCTTTCACAATTACTGGGTCAGGTACAGTTAATACCGCAATGTCAGGTACAACTCTAACAGTTTCGGTAGATGATGCCACCGTTTCTGCTAAGGGTCTTGCCTCATTCGCAACTGCTAATTTTACAGTTTCATCGGGCGCTGTATCTTCTAAAGATATTACAATTGGTTCAACTGCTCTTACTTTGGGTGAGACAACCGCAGTACTTGCAGGTTTAGAACAATTAGATGTTGACAACATACGTTTAAATGGTAACGTTATATCAACAACTGACTCTGCATCATCATTGATGACAATTGACCCTGGTAATAACAATGCTATTACTGGTAAGGTTATTATCCGTGGTGACTTGCAAGTAGACGGTACACAAACAACCATCAATTCAACAACCATGACGGTTGACGATCTAAACCTAACATTGGCAAGTGGCGCAGCAGATGGTGCCGCGGCTAACGGAGCTGGTTTGACAATTGATGGCGCAAGTGCCACAATGCTCTATGACGGTACGAATGATCGTTTTAACTTTAACAAAACAGTTAACGTTGCTTCTGGCGAAGATCTAATGATTAACGGAGTTGGCTTCAACGAGTTAGTTGATGATCAAGTTAATACATTACTTACTGCCGGTACAGGTATCACATTAACATATGACGATGCCGGTGGATCACTAACTGTTACAGGTACAAATGCAACCGTAACAACTGCTGGTGTGGCGTTATTTGATTCCGATCAATTTACTGTTACATCTGGTCTTGTTTCTTTAGCAGTTGTAGATGGTGGTACGTACTAATAAATAATAGTCACGGGCATTTTTATGTCCGATAACATTCTTTTTTAAGGACCAATATGTCGACTACACTTAAGCTTAAGAAGTCTAGCGTAGGAGGTAAAGTACCTACTACAAGCGATTTGGAATATGGCGAACTGGCACTAAACTATGCTGATGGTTGTATATACTATAAGAATAGTTCAAATGCAATAAAAAAGTTTGCCGTAATTCCACAAACGGCAAAGACTTTAGACTCAGCACAAAATTTTTCATTAACCGGAGATATTACGGCTTCAGCAGTATCATTTAATGGTTCAGCGGCCGTAGCTCTTAATACATCTATTGCTAGTGGTGTAATTGTTAATGACGATATAAATGCATCGGCAGCTATAGCCGATACTAAGCTATCAACTATTTCTACTTCAGGCAAAGTTTCTAATTCAGCAACCACTGGTACAGCGGCTAATACAGGTAATACGCTTGTATTAAGAGATGCTGAAGGTGATTTTGCTGCTAACCAAATTACAGGTGATGATTTTAGAATAGATGGTTATGGATTAGTGATTGATTCAGCTGGTGTATGGCAAGGATCCCAAATAGGTGTAAAAGGTGAACCTGGCACATCAAATTATGCAGTTACAGTTGTGAGTGATGGCGGCGACAAGTTTGCTTTAGATGGAACAACAGCTCCTTCAATTACATTGGTCCGTGGATTTACATATGTATTTGATCAAAGCGATAATAGCAATGGTGGTCATCCAATTGCATTTAAAAACGGTTCATCATCATATACAACAGGCGTAACATCAACTGGAACACCAGGCCAAACTGGCGCAAAAACTGAATTTAAAGTACCTAGTAATGCTCCTGCAACAGGTCTTCTGTATTATTGTACTGTTCATGGTAACGGTATGGGTAATAGTATTACAACCGTACAGAATGGTGAAAAAGGTCAGAAGGGTGAAACAATTAATGCCACATCATATGATAGTGCTTCAGCCGTATTAACCTTTACCTATTCTGATTCATCAACTACTACTGTAACAGGTGTTAAAGGAGAGAAAGGCCAAAAGGGAGAAAAAGGAGAAAAAGGTCAGAAGGGTGAGAAAGGCCAGAAAGGCGAAACAATAAATGCAACATCCTACGATGATGCTGCTAATGAAATAACATTTACTTATTCTGATTCTACGACTACTACTGTAACTGGAGTTAAAGGACAAAAAGGCCAAAAAGGTGAAAAAGGCGAAGTAGGTGAAAAAGGCCAAAAAGGTGAAGTTGGTGAAAAGGGTCAAAAGGGAGAAGTAGGAGAAAAAGGACAAAAGGGAGAGAAGGGGGAAAAAGGTCAAAAGGGTACTAGTAACCGTTCAATACCAAGTACGTCCGCTCCTTCCTCTGCATCTAATGGAGATTTATGGTTCGATGATGAAACCGGATCTTTGTTTATCTATTACGTAGATAGTGATAGTACTGCTCAATGGTTACAATTTAATAACGCAGTTGTAAGCGATGGTGGTATTACAACCGCTAAATTAGCGGCAGATGCAGTTGATGGTACTAAAATAGCTGATGATGCAATTAATTCAGAACATTATGTAGATGGATCTATTGATACCGCACATATTGGTGATTTACAAATAACAACAGGTAAACTTGCTGCAGATGCAGTTACTGGCGCTAAAATTGGTGATGATGAAATTAATTCAGAACATTATGTAAATGGATCTATAGACGAAGCACACCTAGCTAACGATGCAGTAGCAAGATCAAAGTTAAAAGATGAAGTTGAATTAATTATTTACAACTCTTCTGGAACAGCATTAAAAACACTATACGGAGCGGGGTCTTAATATGGGAGCTATGAATTTTCCAGCCAATCCAAGTGATGGAGATACGCTATCAGCAAATGGCGTAACATGGCAATTTGAATCTGCAAAAAATGTTTGGCGAGCTCAAACATTTGCCGATGCTCCAACTGGCGATAAAGGTCAAAAGGGAGAAGTAGGCGGCGGCGGTGACGTCGGTACTAAAGGTGAAAAAGGTCAAAAAGGCGATAAAGGTGCCAAAGGCGAAGTAGGAGCAGATTCTACAGTCGCTGGACCAGATGGCGATAAAGGTCAAAAAGGTGAGATTGGAGCTGGTGACAAAGGTTCACAAGGTGATAAAGGTGAACCTGGATCTGATGGTGGTACAGGATCTGATGGTGATAAAGGTCAAAAAGGTGAACCACATTCTGGTAGCGCAACATTAACGGGTGCTACTCTAACAGGTTCTGCTCATTGGACAAATGATACATCAAAATATGGTTTATACAATTCTTCTACGACTCAATATTTTTATTCAGACGATGATGATTACTGGAATATTGCCGGTGGTACTGGTGGTAATGGTATTAGATTTAGAGATGAATATGACGGAACTATTCGTAATTATCTTTATTCCGATCAAGGTAACAACATTAGTTTTTTAAACTCAGCCGCCGAATATTTAATTAAAGTTGCCGCTGGAGATGGTAGTTCACCTAGTATACGGTTTATAGAAGGATCTAATACAGGTTGGACCGGTGATCCAGGTTCTGATGAAGGTAAAATCGAATATCACTCTGATAGATTTTATATTGCTTCTGGATCTAACTCAGACCGAGTGTGTCAATTTAGAAAATCAGGTACTGATGTAAGTTATGTTGATAACTCTGGCGTATATAACGGTACAGCAACGTCTGCTAGATGGGCTGACGTTGCAGAAAGATATGAGGCTGATGAGATATACGAACCAGGCACAGTTTTAGGTATTGGCGGAGAAAAAGAAGTTACTCTATACAAAAAAGGTATGCCGCTTGCTGGAGCAGTTTCTACTCAACCAGGATTAATGATGAATAATAATTTTGACGTTGAAGATGATGATTCAGAAGAAGCAAAGAGACACCCATATGTAGCACTTGCAGGAAGAATACCATTGAAGATAAATGGTTCAGCTAAAAAGGGCGATTATATAATTGCTGATGATGATGGCAAAGGTGTAGCAGTACCAATGGGATTAGCTGATATGAATTCGATGCTAGTTATCGGTGTTGCATTAGAAGACGGTACTGATGTTGTTGAAGTGAAGGTCTAATAATTCACCGCAAGTTCCTTCTATTACCCGTATATTCCATTTTCCAATCATTTCTTTATAAGCTTTATCCCAAAGTGGTTGTAGTTCAGCACTACCTGCATCTCCTTGGCGAACGCTATCTTCTGCCATTTCATGATCAGGATTATGGCGAACAAAATAAACTTCTTGAAATTCCTTAGCTTGATCAATGGCCATGGTCTCATAATCTGGTTCGAATGCACGATCTACCATACCCATTTCATACATTAGTTTATTAAATACTACATAATCTAATGGTAATCGTTTTGTAATAAAGATATCACAACTATATTCGTGTTCTAGCATTTGGCTCCAATGTCTATGGAATAACCATGAACAAGAATCATAGCTTCCGCCTATCTCTCTACCTAAAATCTCATGATTCATGAACATAGTAGATCTTACTGTTTCAGGCATGTATGTTACATTAGCGCCACGTTTACTAAACTTTTCTCTTTCTAGTAATTTAATTGCAATAGTGTTTTTACCTACACCATGTGCTCCAATAACTGCTATTCTTTTATCCGCTCTAGCCAAGGTCTTCTTCCTCATATATATCATACTGTGAGAGATTTGTACACAGTAAAGTTTCTAAATCAAATTCTAAACCAAAATACGTTAACTTAGTAACAGGGTCTGCGGTTACTGGTTTCATTTCTTTAAACCAGTCATGTACAATACTCACGTCATCGTGTAAAAAATATATCTTTGCTATATTGCTTTTTACGCCGTTATTTGGATATTGTATTCCAATGCCAGATTTAAGTGGATCTAATCTAGATCCAGGTGGCAATGATGGTAATGGATATTTTGATAGATCTTGATCGTAAATTTTTAAAACATCATATTCATTATATATTTCTACAGCATAATAATCACAATACACATGTTTCTTCGTTACGTTAAACGCATCTAAAATTTCTGAATCTGGATACTTATCATAAGTTACATTGACACTATTTTCAGAAACACCTATTAATTCTATCTTCTCTTTGTTAATCCAAGGTGGTAAATCAGTAAATGCTTCTGGTCTATAGAAACTTTGTTCTCCGTCAGTAGACCATTTTTTCTCTATCATAATTCATTTCTTCATCATAGTATTTTCGTACATCAGCAACCATGCCTTGATTATTGTTATTCCAATTTGCAAAGTGTAAAATTTCATCATATGTTTCCATGTCTTCGCTATATCGTTTAAAGCATGGATCGCCAGGTAATAAGTTTGGATTATCTAATACATCAAGAAAGTTTTCATCAAAGTCTTCGGTAATCCAGTTTGCATAACAAATAGCAACAAAGTATGATTTACCAGGATAGATCCATTCATTTACTTTCTCATTGAAATGACGTACAGCATCATCTACTATAGTATCAGGTCTCCAATTAATTTCTACTCCGTTTAAATCATCTCTTGTTTTAGAGTTTAGTCTACGATATACTTCTTGTCTGATTTGCCATTCTTTCAATTTCAGCTACCTTTTTCTCTGATTCAAATTCACTAGTTAAATAATCTACCTCAACGTCGATGTCATATTGTTGCTTATCAAAGTTAATACCTTGAGCTACTGAATACCAATTAAAAATGTGCCAAGGATAAATTTGTTTTCTGTCTATAATATCATCTTCATTAAATTCGCTGTATACGTCTTCCCAAAACTTTCCTTTTTTATTTGGTAAAACATAATGGAAAAGGACGAACTTTTTAATTTCATCTACCATTTTCTTAAGTCTTTGATCTAGGTTCCACATATCGTCTTTGCGAATAGCAGTATCAAATTCTTTAGCCATTATTACAGTGAGTTCGATATTAGTAGCTTCTAGCGGTTCGATGAAATGGGCGGATAGGCCAATTGATATTAAATTTTTATATGCAATTCTTTCTAACACACCAGGTTCAAAATGTACAGAGTTAAGTATTTTTACGTCACCTCGACGACGTTTTACTTCTTCTATTGCTTGTTCTTTTGTGCAATGTTTAGATGAATAAACATATCCATGTTGCATTTTATTTTGTAGAGGTATAGACCATTCCCAACCATTATCCCATGCAGTTGCTGTTGTGTAATAAGTATCAGGTTTAGGTTCACATGAATAGGTAACAGCAGAATCTAATGGTGTTTCATTTTTCCATGAGTTCCATTTTATACCCATCTTTTTGCTTAGCATTCTGGCTCCACCAGTGCAATCTACATAATAGTCTGCGGTATAATAATTATCTTTTCCTTTTACTCCTGTAATACCATTCCAATGCACATGTACATTTTCTACTGTATCATAGGTATGGGTTACTTTATCTTTTAAAAAGTTTTTAAGATATTCAGGTACAGTGTTCGCTTGCCAATGTAAAGCTACATCATTGTAAAATTCTTCATCACTGTTAAATTTTGGAAATAGTCCTTTTTGTGCCATTTTTGTGTAAGGAGAAAGCATAGTAATATCTCGACCTGCTTTATAACACTTAGTTAAAAATTTCTCACATTCTTCACCAAATTGATGTTCTAAAAAGTTTTCACCAAATGGATGAAAATAATCTTTTTCTGACCAATTTACAAACTTAACTCCATATTTAGGAGTTGCATTACAATAACTAACAAAGTCTTCTAAATCTACTCCTGCTTCACGTAAAGCATCCATTACTGTTTCTGTCGTGCTTTCACCAACTCCAATAGTCGGTATATTTGGTGATTCAACTAAATGTACATCATAATTTTTGTGTAATACAGTTGCTGCTAACCAACCTGCAGTTCCACCTCCAACTATGAGTATTGTGTTTCGTGCCATTCTAAAAGTCCTTTATAACCATTACAGCCATTTTTCAAATCTTTTACATATCTATAATGTTCTGTAAGACATCGTCCATAATATTTACATGTCCTACAAATATCTGACAAATTCTTTTTAGGTTCGTCTAGTGCCCATTTGAGATACTGATTAAATGTATTAAGACCTAAGAAATACTCATTATCATTGGAATCAAATTCCAAAACAGAAAAGTTGCCGAAAGGATCAATGTACACATGATCATTACTAAATGCATTATATTCTCCATTCACTGATTTTATAATACGGTGTTTATTTTCAAATTCAAAAGGTAAATCTAATTCAAGCCATTTTATAACAAACTCTTCATAATCTTTATGAGTTACATTATGTTGATTTGCTTGATTAGTGGAATATGGTTTTATTTCAACAGATCTTATATTAGATAACATACTCAGTTGTTGAACCATTTCTTTAACATCTTTTTTAATTACTTTTGGTGATGCTAAAATTAAAACTGATATTGGCACAGGTGAAATTAGCATATTTGCAAATACTATATCACTTTTTTCTCGAGCCTCGAAGTCATATGATACAGATAGAGAAATATCTTTTTCATGCATATAATCTTTTGGAGATGCATAATTTGTTATAATATTTATTTCACCTTGATAATATTTTCTAATAGTCTCCTTCATGGTATAAAAGTAATTATCGCCAAGTGTACTAATTTCTCCGCCATAGAGATCTATATGAGATATAGGTATTACTTTACTTACTTCAGATAATCGATCATCTAAATCATTTAGATTTAATTTATTCTTATCGCTCAGCTGATTATTTGTTAAGTAACAAAAATCGCATCTAAAATTACATAAGTAAGTCGGATTAATGGATATAATCATACTAGTTGAATATCTCTATAGTAACCTGATTTAATTTTATTACCACGCCATAAGGATTTATATCCTAGCGTAGCTATTATAGTATGCCTACTTTTGTCTGTTTCTAATTCTGTTACTCTATGAACAAATGACGGATCTATATTATTTAATATTACCACATTATTACGGGAAGGTACATATCTTTTTGTAACTTTTATATTTTTACATGGTATTCTATCTAATGAAGATTTAGGATCCCAATGAGGAAATGGATCATTCTTACTAGATATAAACTCAGGTCGTCCTATTAATAAATGTCCACCATCACTTTCAACAAAGTCTTCTATATTAGGATAGCAAAGTATTTGTAAAAATGTACCGTCATATCCATCAAAATGCCATGGTAAACTACCGCCTCGTCTTACCTTGTTTATATTGATATGGATTTCATCAAAGTCACCATAGATATAATTCCAATAGTCAAAGTAAGGTTCTTTAATAAGTTTTTTAAAAAAATCTATATAAGGCTGTTTACCTTCTATATATTGATCTATACCTTGTTCATGATATTCTTTATCCCATACAGGATTTTGTATTCTACCATTACCTACGAATGATTCTGCTACAATTAAACCATATAGTTCCGCATTAAATGAAGGATCTACATCTACAACATCTGCTCCATTTAAATAAAAATCATTAAAGTTAGGCGTTGTCTTTATTCTATTCTTTTCCATAATTTATATTAATGTTGACTCTTATATCAAATGGTTCAGGAGATGATGATGCATGATAATGCAAACCATCAAAGAATATGCATGAATTTGCTTTATGTTCAGATACTTCCATAACAGTTAAATCTTCGTGCTTAGGTGAGTGATATCCTTCTTTATCAGGTTCTTGTTTTTCATTATACAGATAAGTTGGTGCATTAGAATCAGTTACATAATATAATTGTGTAATATGAGGTATATTCCAGTCTACATGACAGTTATTAATAATAGATGCTTCTTTATTTAGACGACTAAAAACTATACCTAATTTTACTCTGAGAAGAGGTCCTATATTATAATCTATTAATGGCTGTATTGAAGTCCATAAAGCAGTATTTTCAACTTGTGGTTTAGCATCCACATGAAAAATTCCTGATCCCATACCTGGTATCCAACTTTCAGTACTCGTTGGACTAGCTACCCTATCAGTTTTCGTGACATTTTTTAAAAAAGCCCATTTAGTTGTTGAATTAAAAACTTGGGCTGTTATTAATTTATGTTGAGCGGAACTTAAATAATTATCAACTTTCTTGTACATGTATAATCCTAGGAGCTAATTTTTTCATTAATGAGCAATGCTGCTCAACCATATTGTGTGTTTTAGTATCCTTGACAGTTTTTCTACATCCATTACATATATTAAACATTGGACACGAATAGCATTCACCATGCATCGTTTGTATATCTATATCTTTGTGTAGAGGCATAAAAAAATCACCTCTCATTTCTTTTTCAAAATCTATTGGATATAGTCTATCATCTCCAAAAGAACCGCAGCTATAATAATCGCCACTAGGTTGTAATGCTCTTATGCCAGTGTCACACTTTCTATTTTGTGGACACATTGTATTATCATTTCTTAGTCTATTAATCATTTGTTTAGTGTTGAATTCCCAATTAGTTAATCCGGCTTCAAACACTTCCAAATATTTAGAATATATTTTAGATAATTGATATGGCTTAGATTGAATACCAGAAGCCATGGCATAATTTAATTTGCATTCAACATTCATTTCCTTTGCTAGTCTTACATTATCTAAAGCTGTATCTTCGTTTTCATCTGTAATAACTGTTATGAAGCCAGGTCTATATCCGACTAGCTCAAGCATTTTATCTGAAACTGCCCAGAAATCTTCTTCACTAAAAACACTATAATCACCTTTTAGTCTAGTATTTCCATAGTGAAAACTTGTGGTGATACCTACGCGTGGGTGTGTAAAAATATCAATCCATTTTTCTGGCTTTTGATAAAAGGGCCATAGATTTGTAGTGAATGATATACCAGTAGGAAGATCTTTTTCATCTAGATAATTAAGTAGCTTTTCATAATATGAAGGCTTCATCATTAATGGATCGCCACCATTAACAATTATAGAACTTGTATCTGGAAACCTTTCTAAAAATCTGTAAATATGTTTTAAACCTAATGCATCTTTAATGTCGTCTGCAATAGATGTACTAGAGCAGAACGTGCATTTAAAGTTGCACTTTTCAGTAGGTTTAATTATTAATTCCATACAGAGAATCCAGCGTTAATTGTATATCTATTGACATCATAATTTGCAAGACGTTCTACTCTGTGTACAAGCCTTGGGTTCATATTATTTATTAATACTACTGTACCATTTCCGGGTGTGATTTTTTTAAATGTATCTGTATCTTTTGCTCCCCAATCTTTTTCACCTACATATAACTCTGCTTTCCAATCAGGATTCCATACTGCTTGCTCAGTAAAATAAATTAAAAATCCAATCCCATGATCTTCGACGCCATCCCAATGCCAGCCTATTTCATCTGATCCATTCCATATATCAATAAATTTTAATTCGTGTTCATAACCACAAGTTTTTTTTAAGAAATCACTATAGTATGGATTATCAAATAATTCATTTATAATATCAATCCATATAGGTGGTACAGTTTTTAAACCTACTTTATTTACTTCTTTCTCAGTTTCTCGGTCATAGTCTCTTTGCACTTGTAAATCTGAAAACTGATCATTTAGATTTAAGCTCCAACTAGGCACACCTTTATATACATTATGTTCTATCCATTCTTCAGATAGCAATTGGCCCCAACACATTGCTTTTAAATGTTCAGGCATTTCCCATAGGTCATAGCCATATTTCCAAAAATGATCTATGTTCATACCATTCATATCGAAGTTACTCCTAATTCTGGTTCACCTAATGTATCGCTCATTAATTGTATTTCTGACACATATGCTTTTCTAGCAATGCCGTTAAATGGTGCAGCTGTGTGATAAATGTATGACGGAAACGTTACTGTCATTCCTGTTTCTGGTTGAATAATAACAGGTTTAAATTCATCAGTAAATTCCATTGGCCATCCTCTATTAGCATTTGTTCTGGGATCGTTTAAAATTAATTCGCCTCCCTCACCAGAATAAAATTTATAATAGATAGATGTAAAACATGAATGACCGTGGTTATGAGGCCTCATCCAATAACCACTAGTTGATGTGGTTTTCCAATCCCATATTTCATATTGAAAATGATCTAGATGCATTTTATAATATTTTTTTAAAAAATGTCTATATCTTTCTCTAGGTTCTAAATAATTATTATCGATATCAATTGGCGTGGACCACATCATAAACCTCACTTAAGTAGCAAGCTTCTTGTGTTCTAAAACTTTGTATGTGATTAGATAAGAAGCATCCCATGTTACAATATTGAAAATGATCACATGTTAAACACTGATATTGTTCAAACCATTCTTCTTCCATTGCAACTTTTTTAACATTAGGTTTTTTAAAACCTTTTAATAATATTGTACAAGCGCCTTTAGATCCGTTTGGCATTATAGTTATAGTGTCCATACAAGACATTTTCTTTTTCATTTTGTTTTTCATTTCAGAGAATGGTAAAACTTTAGGATATTTATCGAGCATATAAATCATAAAATCTCTAAGCATTACATCTGTTGGTAAGAACATATCCATATTCTTTTCAGGAGTATAGTAATCAAAGTATATACCAAATAAATCATATAGCGTATCAAAGAATGGAACATCATTATTCATAAACTTCTTAATACTAGGCTTAGTCATAATAACATTAACGCTTTTAATGTTATGTTTATATCGTTCTACATTTTCTCTGAATATTTTAAAAGTATTTTTATTAAATCTTGCTGAAGGATCATAACTAGTTAGAAGCTTAATACCTGTTGCTGCTAATAGTTTATCAAGTCTACTAGTATTTGTAAACACAAAATTTGTAGTAAAACATAACTCTACATCATATCCTTCTTTTCTTGACCACTTGTTGATTTCATTGACTACATAATTATAATCGTAAAATACTTGGTCTGGTAAAGAATCAGCAAATACTTCTCCACCCATAAAGTGTACGCTATAACTTTTTTTATTAAGTCTTTTTATTTCTTGTTGTACAAGCTCTATCTTTTGTGTTATAGTATCGGTGCCTAATAAATCATTATGATCTTGGTTGCAAAATTTACAAGATAGATTGCAATACTCAAATAGTGTTACAATGATTTCTCCAACATCTTGTCTTTTATTAACTTGATCTAAAATCATTTTTTAAAACCATATTACATACTAGACTAATTCTTGTTTCTTGGCCAAAGTGAGGAGTTACTTCATGCCATACATAATAAGGTGCAACTATACATAAACCTGTTTTTGGTTTTATTTCGATAAAAGGTGAATTACAAAATGTTTTTTTATTTAAAAACCTTGGATCGTATAATCTTAAATTTCCGCCATCTTCAGATTCATTCACATAATAAACCCCAAATGCATCTATATGATCATGTGTATGACATGATTTAAAATCACCATATTTCATAGGATTAATTATATTAAGTGAATCTATATCATAGTTACTTGTTTCTGTATAACCTTCACATAATTTATTAAAGCCTTCTTCAAAATAACTTTTAATAATTTTTAGATTATCGGTGCACCATAAATCAACATTATGGTCTGCAACTGGTTCTGGTGTGGAAGCAATAAGAGCTTTACATGTATCTAAAATGTCTTTATTAAATTCTTCAGTATTATCATATTGATGATACCATATAAAAGACGGCCAAGGGTCTAATATCATAGTCTAAAGTTATTTAACTCCGCATTTGAAGTATTCTTAAGTTTATAAAGATAATTTAAAAACAATACATTTACTTTTGTTCTGTCTTCAGCCTCGAAAACTGATGGTGCTTTATCTCTTAGTTCATTATTAATAATACTATTAACTTGAGCCGAGTCCATTGTTTTTGTAGATCTATTAGCGTGTATAATATCCATAGCTGAGTCAGTAAGATTTTCTTCAAAGAAATTATTTGGATTATTAGCAGAGTCAAGTGTGACTGCATCCATTACAGATTTTCTGAGACCTGACCAACTAATATTATGTCCTGTGTGATCGATTCTTTGCATCCTATCACTATCACTCAATAGCCAACGAGTTTTATCATTTGTATCTTTTAATGCAAAGATATCATCTTCAGCATTAACGTCACTATCTAAATCAAGTACAGTCTGTGCCCACCCTTTATAGATGTTATTAAATAAATGACCCTTTAAAAAATTTGCTTCTTCACTTACTTTATCTGCAACTAGTGAATACATTTTTGGTCCTATAGCAGGATCAGCATCAGGCCCTCCGGCTAATCTATTTGCAATTAAAAATTCTATTGGTAATTGATTACGAATTTGAGATCTAAGTGTTGCGTAATCAGCCCATGGCAAATCAAGTGTAACGTTACCCCATTTAGTTATAAAATCAGATTTAGTTATCTTGCCTACAACAGCATTTAAACCTTGTGCTGCTTGATCATGCCAAGCATGAACATTAGAGCCAACTTGTAAACTGTTTTGAGCAAATGTATTATATACTTTCCAAGCTACATCTTGTGGTAAATTTTCATATATCAATTTTAAAAATTTTATAAACAGCTTATCATAATTTTCACGATTCAAACGAATAATTACTTTTTCTTTAGTTTTTAAAGCAGTAAAAAAATCTCTATCGTTATCATATGGAGCGTCACTATCAGACCATAATTCTTCTAATGTATCTACATTATGCATCTGTGGTGGTCTATCACCCCAGACTGTATCAATTTCTTCTAAAAATACAGCAGATAATCTATCTGTTATAATTAGATTATCTACATTATTATCTAAGTCGAAATCGTATTTTGCATATACTTTATTAAATAATAAAAACACTTTTTTATTCCTATCTTTAAAACGCGGTAGCTTCTATATCTTTTTCTATTGCTTCATTATAGCCTTTATAATCAATATATCCATTCGCAATACCAAATGTAAACAGAGACATAAAATTATTTTCATGAATAAAATAATAATGTAGATTTTTCCCTTTAAACATATTTTCTTCAAACTGTTTTTTCATATAATATACTGGACATCCTTCATATGTTAATATTAACTGAGTTTTTTCATATGCAAATAATTTAACATAATTTACACCTACATAATCATAATCATCTAATACATCAAATTCTTTTTCAGCAGGAAAAATAGAATTATTGTCTGAATCTTTTATAGAAACTACATTATAAACAGATCCTGACGCAATTGATATAATCCATTTTTTTATTACTTCTTCATTATTTTCAAGAAATATTTCTAGTTCATCATGATTAAAAATTTTTAAATTTGAATTTCCATCTAAATGTGAAGTCTCGTTGTTAGCTTCACTTTCGATAGCAGTTCCTGCGCTAGAATTTATGTTAGTAATATATACATTATCAAAATCACCTACAGGAGTTTCAAAACCAAGTTGAACTAGAAGATAATATAATATAGTTTTTTCTATATCTTCTAAATTAACAATTAATTTTGAATTCATATATGCTAAAACAAACTCTTCTTTTTCTTCATATGACAATTCATAAAAACCTGATAATTGTACAGGTATATCTAAATTACTAATATAAGTTAATAATTTATTTCCTTTTAATGTACTGTTAGCATAATCTATGTTAAAAACGATACTATCATCATTAAAATACTCCTTTAATTCCTCTATAGGAATAGGAGCCACTGTATCTTTAATCATTTTTTATCTTCTTCCTCTTGAAAAATGACATGACGATGTAAAACAACTATAATGACATAATGTTGCTTGCATATGTAATCCTATGTTTTCTATACTTTGATAGTTAGTCCTACATCTACTCATATAAGCTTCTAAATTACTTGAATTTAGTGTATCTCCAGACTCAACACCAGTAGCTGCAGGTGTTGATATACTTTCTTGTGGGTATCTTATGGTTGGCGTCCAGTCTGATCCATCCCATGCATTATAACCTGTAAACTGACTATAATTAGATTGACCTTGCGAATTAGTAGTCATCCAAGTCTTACCGTAATTAGTAGTAAAGGGTCCTGTGGTATACTGTCTTGGATCATTCGGATATTGATTGAATTGCTGATTCAATATATAATATCTACCAATTGCATTTCTCAAATGTGTCCATGATGAAGTAGCAGAAATCATTGCACTTCTAACAGTTGATGCTGTAATTGTTCCTCCTACAGATCCTAAACTAGCGGCTGCTAAATATGAATTGGCTGGAGGTCCAGTAGTTCCACCGAAAAGACTACCGCCTCCATAGAACTGGTCTGGTGCTTGCGGAAAATGTCTATTTCCAGTATGATATACAATTGATCCTTTTGCATCAGCTGCAACTATATCTTCGAATCTTAGTACTACATTATCTAAATCTACTGGATTAGTTAACGTAACCATATTTTACTCCATAATCTTTTACCTTATTTATATCTTTTAAATGCATCATTAGAGATTTTGGTGATGGACATATATCGTTCTCCCATGCTAATTGATGGCAATCTGACCCACATTCATCAAAAACAGGACATTCAAAACATAATGGATTTCTATTTAGCTCATCTAAGATAACATTGCATCTTCCGTTGCATAACAATACTTCAGCAACTGATTGATCTATATGGCCGTAAGCATCTGTTGGAGCGGTATTGGGACATCCAGCAATAGAACCATCAGCATTTATTGTAAATAACTTTTGTTCACAATCTCTACACCATGTACCTGCATTAGGCATATTTTTTTCAAACTTTGCATATATATTTTCCATAAAAGTGTGATGCACTTGTTTTCTATCACAAACTTTATGATATTTTAAAAACCATTCATCGAGTTGTTTGTTAGATGGCCATAATTTACCCTTTGCATTACCTGCTAATGTTATTCTTTCAAAGTCTACTTCTTGTATTCCTAGGCTTGCCATGTAATCTATAATTTCTTTTGGATCTGTATTTACGACATCCATTGAAATACTAATCATGCATTTAACATGATAACCTCTTGCGACTAATGTTTGTACATTATTTTCCCATAATTCTTTTTGTTTATTATTGCCAAATCTAATTGTTGGATCCCAAGATGTTCCAATAGTTTGAGCTAATACATCATCGAAGAAAGCTAGTTTTTCATCAGTTAATTTATATACAAGATTAGTTGTAATACCATAATAACAATCTGTTAATTCTACAAACTTACGCATCGATGATATGGGCGCAAGCATAGGTTCACCACCATGAAACTCGCACCACACTGAATCAGCCTTAAGCTGATTAACCCATTTAGCAGTTTTTACTGGATTAAAATATATTTTTTTACCGTTTATACCTGAAGTAAAACAATGCTCACAATTGAGGTTGCAAGTCTCTGTTGTTTTCACATATACGATTAAGTGTTTCCCTGTCGCCAATTGCATGAGAAGCTATTAATGCCCTTTCATAATTCAGTGCTTTATGTTCTGTATCCTTAGGAATAGATAGTTTATCGCCTGGTTGTAAAATAACTTCCATACCATCTACCCACATAGATTTAGATCCTGCTTTACATTCGATGATTACATCTACTGGATCTGTGTGTTGTTCAAACGTCGGGCCAAATTTAGGATTATAGAATAAATGTATTGTTCTATCATCCCAATTCCAATGTCTTTCCATTTGTTCTACTTTAATAGTTACAAGGCCTTCTGCTAATAATCTATTTATATTTACTTGATATAAATAATAATCTGATTGATCAATATAGTGTTGTCTACCTTCCGCATCTATATAAGAAACGTCGTGGTAATCAAAGCACTTTTTTGATTCTATAAAACTAAAAAATTGTTCGAATGTCATTATATATCCTGAGGTAAAAATGAAAATAAGTGAATACTGGCCAACAAGTATTGGCCATGTAAATTTTGTAAATGAAAAATTATTAAATCATATTTTCGATAACTATAATTTTTCTGAATTAAAAGCTGATACGCATAATATCTTTGATAGCGATAAAAGTAAAGTAATGATCGAATTTCAAAAAACGGTTAAAACTCATTTATCATATTATATCAAATCTATTTATAATTGTACACCTAAAAAATTAAAATTAAGAGGATGGCTAACAGGTAATATACAAGGTTATTCTATAATGGAGCATAATCACTCAGGAGCTGCGTTCACTGCTGTATATTATGCATTAGCTGAAAGTAGAAATCAAGGTGGTGAAATACATTTTACTGACCCTAGATCAAATGCTAATAGAGGTTATCCAGCTCCGTATGATAGTATATATAAGCCAGTAAAGCACGAACCTAGAACAGGTGATTTATTAATATTTCCTGGTTTTTTATATCACTATGTTTCTGCATATCATCAGAATAATAGAATCGGACTTACAATAGATGTATTTTTTGAGGGTAAACCATAATGAAAAAATTTGTTATTAATTTAAAAGAACGTAGAGATAGAAAAGTTAGACTCAATACAGAGATAGTACCTAAACTCGGTCATATAGAATTTATTGATGCATATAATGGCCGAACATATGATTGGTCTAGACGAGATAGTTCTTATTCACAAACTAAATTTAGAGGAGCTCCTGGCTGGAGAGATCCATTCACTGGTAGACATATCACTAAAGGTGAAATGGGTTGTTTTGCTTCTCATTTTGACGTATGGAAAAGAGTTGCTGAGTTAGGTGAACCTTGTATTATTTTTGAAGATGACATTGACATTGATTGGGATTTATGGGATGAGGACCACATCTATGAAACAATGATGAAAAAAGAACAAGATATTAGTTTACTTCTATTAGGATATAATGAGAATGAACCTCAGCATATTATTAAGCATCCCGATTATGAAGATGTAATTATTCCTGCATATCCGTATAATTCACATGCTTATGCAATTAGTCATTACTTTGTTCAATGGGCTTTAGCTTGTGGAATACACAAAGAAGTTGTACCTGCAGATGAATTTATCGCTGATTGCGTTAGAAAATATCATAAAAATATTAGAGCTTTTGAAAAACAATGGGTAAAACAAGTACCTAGAAATATACTAAGTTCTAATGTAGAACCTACTTCAGATCAAGACTATCATATTGATTATAATATTCACGCAGTTACAGTTGGCACAGATGAAAGAAAAACATCTAAATTAATGACTAGTGCTACTGTAAATGGTATTAATGTGATTAATTTAGGTTTAGGTAAAGAATGGACTGGCGGTGATATGGCTAAGCCAGGCGGTGGTATGAAAATTCGTTTATTGCGTGATTTTCTCAAAACCGTTAAGTCTCATGAGATAGTTGTATTTACAGATGCATATGATGTTTTTTATACAGCTAATTTAGATACAATTGCCCGTAGGTTCCTAGATTTTAGAGTAGATATTTTATTCGCTGCAGAAAAACATATATGGCCAGACGAATCATTAGCTGATAAATTTCCTGAACAGACAACTGAATATAGATTTTTAAATAGTGGAACTTTTGTCGGCAGAGCTGGTGCTATTAATGCAATACTTTGCAAAGAGTTAGAAGATACTGATGATGATCAATTATATTATCAAAACAGGTTCCTAGATAATGAAATAGATCCAAGTCAAGTTACTGTTTCTATGGCATTAGATACTGAACAATATATTTTTACCACATATGATGAGCAAACAGTTGTAAATGGAAAACAAGTTTATAATCCTAAAACTAAATGCTATGGTTGCATATATCACGGAAATGGTGGAGAAGAAGCAAAAAAAGATTTTGTATCTAAATATACAGAAATATATGGTGCTGATGGCTCTGTATTTTCAATAAACAATAATATGTCATTTGAAATTCTGGATAAAGATATGCTATTAATGGATTTTATGACTCAAGATCAATGCGATCAACTAATTGACATAGCAGATAATCACGGTGGATGGGCTCCTATGGAAGGAGATAAATTTCCGGCGTATGAGATAAGAATAAAAGAATTAGGTTTATGGGATGATTTATTAAAAAAATGGAATAATGAAGTTGTTCCTACTGTTGAAAAGTATTGGTGGCCACTACAAATGTATGGATTGAGAGATGCATTTGTAATGAGGTATTCTGTTGATACTCAAAAGAGTTTACCTATGCATAATGATGCAAGCTTAGTTACTGGTTCAGTTAAATTGAATAGTAACTATAAAGGAGCCTCTTTATCATTTCCACGGCAAAATATTAATAATGATGATATACCGAATGGAAAAATTATTCTATTCCCGGGCATGGTCACGCACGGGCATGAGTGTACTACATTGACAGAAGGTCTAAAATATAGTTTTACTATATGGAGTAGCCGTTTTCCTGGGGACGAAAATTGATATAAATAGAGTAAAGTTTTATTCTATAGGAAATCAAAATGGCAAAACCTACAAACAGGGCGACGCTGATTGACTATTGCAAGCGTGCATTAGGAGATCCCGTCATAGAAATAAATGTTGACGAAGACCAACTAGACGATAGAGTAGATCAAGCTCTAGACTACTTCCAAGAGTTTCATTCAGATTCAATGTTACGTACTTATATAAAACATCAGTTAACAGCAACTGATGTGACAAATAAGTATATAGCAATGCCTGCTAATGTTCTTCAAGTAAAGAGAGTTTTGCCATTTAATCTCTCTAGTCAAGGATCTAGCATGTTTGATGTTAAGTATCAGCTCATGCTTCATGATATTACAAATATGACATCATTCCTTGGTGACGTTGGATATTTTAGTCAGATACAACAATATACACAATTGTTAGATATGACATTAAATGGTCATCCACAACACGATTATTCATTTCATCAGCAACGGGTTTATATACACGGAGATTTTGAAGACGAAACATTAAAAGAAAATGAATATGTAGTAATAGAAGCTTTAGTAGCAATTGATACAAACACTCATACATCTGTATGGAATGATAAATTTTTAAAAGCTTATGCTACGCAATTAATTAAACAACAATGGGGAGCAAACCTGATAAAGTTTTCTGGCATGCAACTTCCAGGAGGCGTCACAATGAACGGTGATGCAATTTACGAGCAAGCAACTCAAGAAATTATGAGATTGCAAGAGGAAGTAAGACTAGAACACGAAGACCCAGTATCATTTTTCATAGGATAGTAGCATGGCACGAAACTTATATTTCAGCGCTGGTGCAAGGTCTGAACAAAACTTATATGAAGATTTAATCATAGAATCAATAAAGATTTATGGCCAAGATCTGTATTATCTTCCACGAGATTTAGTAAACGTGGATGATGTTTTTAGAGAAGACCCCACATCAAAATTTAATTCTAGTTACCAGATAGAAATGTATGTAGACAACGTTGATGGTTTCGACGGTGAAGGAGATTTATTTACAAAATTTGGCGTTGAGATTCGTGATCAAGTTACTTTAACGGTTGCTAGACGTAGATGGGAAGAATCAGTTTTAAAATACGATAATGAAATTAAAGGTATTCGTCCTCTTGAGGGCGATTTAATATTTACTCCTTTTGCAAAAAAGATGTTTCAAATCATGCATGTTGAGCATGAACAGCCTTTTTATCAGTTGAATAATTTACCAGTATTTAAATTACGTTGTGAACTATTCGAATACAATGATGAGGATATCGACGTTGGAAATGAGGACATACAACAGTTTGAAGCTGATGCTGCATTTAGATATGAATTAACATTGCAGCAAGGTATAACTGCCGCTACTAAAGTGGAGCTAGCATAATGACTCATAGATGGAAAAGATTTAGACGAGTCACAGTACTTGATCCTGGCACAAATTATGAAACAACTCCTACGGTTACAGTAGATAATCCGTCTGCACCTAGACTTCCAGCCGTTGGTACAGCATCAATTGATAGTAGTGCCGGTAAAGTAAGTGGAGTAGTCGTCGATAGTGGAGGTACGTATTATGATGCGGCTCCAGCTGTAACTATTGCTGCTCCGAGTGGTGAGGGAACAACTGCAACTGGAACTGCAACAATTAGTGCTGGAGAAGTCACAGGAGTATCGATTACTGATTCAGGTTCTGGTTATACGAGTGCACCTGCCGTAACAATAGCTTCTTCAACTGGAGAGCCTTCTAATTTTAAAGCTCAGGTCAGCGTGACTATGGGAACAGGAGATGCGGCAGGAACAATAGCTTCAGTTAACGTGACTGATAGTGGGAACTTTTATGATTCTGACAATCCGCCATCTGTAACTATATCAGCTCCTGTAGCAGAAAAAAATTATACAGTTGGTGAAGAAGTTACACTTGATGCACAATCAGATGGTACTATAGTATCTGGCGAAGTTGCTGATTGGGATCCTACTACTAGCACACTAGGAGTCATGCATGTTTCAAATAATAAAGGAACATTCACCGAACCTGGAAGTGGCGGATTTATTACTGGTACAGATTCAAAAGCTAAAGCTAAAGTTACTAAAGTTGTTGTACCAGATACAGTAGAAAACCAAGCTGATGAGTTTGAAACAACAGCAACAGATTTCTTAGATTTTTCTGAATCAAATCCATTCGGAGATCCACCACAAATTCCAGTAGTTTCTACTACTCCAACAAGTATTATTGTTAAAGGTAATATTAGTGATCCATCATTTGCTTATCCTAGAACATATAAAATTACAGCCAACGGTACCTCATATACATTTGAGGCAGACGCTACTTCAGGAGGTAATTTTTATGAGGGTATTAGAGGTCTGGAGATAGATGGTTTAGAAATAGGTATTCATACAACAACTGGTATTAATCAGCCTAATGGGACCTTAGCTACAAACGCTGTTATGATTACATATACAGCACAAAATGCGAATGACACAACTTTGACACTTTCTGGTGATGGTTTTCTGCATATAGGAATAGAACAAAGAACTTATAACTTAGATACTACAACATCTGTTGTTGCTTCAGGTGATAGTGCGGCAACAAGATTTGGAGAGAGTGCATTTGTAAATCCAACTAGCGCAGAAGAATATGCACAAGAAGTTGCTAGATCAAGTACATCAATGGTATGGGATAGTGATGCAAGTAACTTTGGTATGAGTAATATTCAGTTTGTTAAAAATTATAATATACCAAGTCCAGATGCAGATGGAATAGGAGTACAACCAAGTGGTATTATATTCGGTGATAATGGCCGACGTATATACTATGGTAATGTAGGCACGTCAACTAATTCTGCTAAAATATATTCACGTCGTATGACAACTGCTTACGATGTATCTACAATTACTACTGAAACTGAAACAATAGCTAATTTAAATAATGATTTAGGAAAATCTCTAGTATCAACTAGTGACCCAACTGTATTTGATCGTGGCGAAAGAGTTACAGCATTTACATTTAATCCAGATGGTACAAAAATGTGGGCTGTTGAAAATGAAAATGATGCCATAGCTCAATACAATTTATCTACTGCATGGGATATTTCTACAGCAACTTTTGATAAAGGTGCGATAAGTCGTTCAGTAGGAGGTTATCAGGCAAATACTGGATTCACACAAAGAACAGGTTGGCCTGGTGGAAATAACTATACTATGGATTGGTACGATAGTGGTAGAAAACTTGCTTTAACTAAGCTAGGTTATAAAGGTCAAATAAACGTAGCATCTTTTTCAAGTGCATATGATATTGGCTCATATGCAAGTGATACTGATTACTATAACGGTATACCACTTACACCAGCAAATTCATACGGAAATGCACCTTTAATACCGAGATTCGAATATAAACTTGCATTTCAACAAGGTTCTCAATTTAACCATGATGGTACAAGAAGATATTTTCTTCATAAAACATTCTCAGACTCAGACTATGATAGCTCATCAAGTGGAGTTGGTAATGGACTAAATGGTTGGAGAACATCTCTTATTAGAACAGATTTATCGTCTCCATATGATTTAGCTTCGATGACTTTTCATAGTCAAATAGAATTAACTAATAGAGGAAATGCAGGCGCTCCAACAGAGATGACACATTCAGGTGCATTTGCTTTCCATCCAGATGGTACAAAAATAATCGTAGCCGTTGATAATATGCAAAATGCTCCAACTGAGTCTCCATGGACAGGAAGTGCACCAACTTTTATAGAATTTTCTGGTGTAGCTGATAGTGCTGGTATGGCAGTAATTACGAGACCAGATCTAAGTGTCAAACCGTTTGTTGCGGCTGATAGTGATGATGCATGGGCAGAACCTTATTTAACTAATAGTTCTCTAACGGCTTACAGAGATCTTATAGATGCAAGTAGTCCTCATTATTTCACATTAGCAAGTGGTGGACAAGCATTAAATGATAGTGCATTAACGCATTCAGGATCAAGTAGATTTAGAGTTTCAACTAATGATGGTATAATAACAGGTGGTACACACCCAACCACTCTATTCGGCGGCGATACATCAGTTAACTTTAATAATGAAATAGTTGGTGATGCATCGTGGACATCGAGTATGAGTAGCGTATACTGGGAGATGAATTTAGGTCATGCGGTTGCTATAACAGACAAGTTTATTCTAGCAGGTATTCCATCATTTTCATATGGAAGACAAGGTGGAATGGTGCTATGGAAAAACGAGCTAGGTAAAACTCCTACTCAAAATTTTATTGCACAAACAGCCATGAACCATAATATCTTTTTGAACACAGGTACAACTGGCTTTGGTGATGACTGGACGCCAGCAAGGAGTGGAAGCGGAGAACACTTCGGCGTAGTTGTTGCTGCTAGTGGTAGTTGGATAGGTGGTTCAGCACCTTATTGGGATGCTGATTCAGATGAAGGATCTAGTAATTTTAAAAATTATGGTGCTGTTTGGGTAAAAGATTTAACAGGTGTAGATTCCGCCGGCGTATTCCCAGGATGGAATGATTCCGCCGGGAATGGTACTGGACGTGGATATGTATTACGTACTCCAGATCCATGGCAACAAGATGCATTTTTTGGTGAAACACTTATATTAGACTCTGATTTTAACAGAATATTAGTTGGTGAACCAGGTAAAAATTATTCTGTTAATTCTGTAAATTATACTAATTTAGGTAGAGTTCATGTATATGCATTAGGTACTGGTGCTTATGAAAGATCTATTGACCATCCATTCCCAGAACGTGGTGGAAGAGAGTTTGGTCGAAGAACAGCTATGAGCGGTGATTATATTGCAGTTGGAGATCAGGATTATACAGATAGTGGTAGTTCAACAAGTAATGATGGAGCCGTACATATCTTTAAAGCAACTGATGGTAGCTATTTAAGAACTATTAAACCAGATACTCCAAGTGTAAACAATACAAAATTTGGTATTGATTTAGCAATGGAAGGTAATAAAATTAGCGTTCTAACAGATGACGGTGATTTTTATATGTTTAATGTAGATGGAACTAAAAAGGCTGGTCCATTCGGAGATCCACGTGGTACAGTATCGACTGATGAGGGTAATAGAACACCTAAATTTATGGGTGTAAAAATGTCTGGTAACATAGCAGCTATTATCACAAATGATGGTTCTACTAATGAAGTTTATCCTAATATGGGAGATGACTCTGATGGTAATAAAGTTAAGAGAATTTGGTATCACGACACTAACAATTTAAATGAAGGTATTACAACCGCAGTATCACATAGAGTAAGAGCTTCTACGAATACTCATATTAACTGGGGTAATACAAATAGAGGTGGACCAGGAGGTTTATTTAGTACTAGCTCACCTACAAACGATTTTTATCAGTATGGCTTTGATATACATGGTTATCAAACTATTGTTGGTGCGCCATATCAAAGTGACGCTAATGCTACAACAACTGATAAAAAAGGTGTTGGTAGGCTTTATCTTTACGGAGACAGCACAGGAAGTGATTACGTATTAGGAAGTGAAGCTTGGCAAACATCTGATAATAGATCACCACTAACATCTACCGCTTATACAGTTTCTGTTGGTACAGGACCGTTATTTGGACAAGCTGGAACTGAAGGTAACGTATTTTATTTAGAGGAGTCAGCATAATGGCAGTATATAGACCAAAATTAAATATGACGGCTGGCCAAACCTATACATTTGATGTTAGTCATACAAGTAATGCTACTCATCCTTTTAGGTTTACATCTGATAGTGGATCTACAGAATATACAACAGGAGTTATTGTAAACGGTACACACGGACAAGCTGGTGCTACTGTTTCATTTACGCCTAATGCTGATGGGCCATCGGTATTGCATTATTATTGTACAGCTCATGGATTAGGAATGGGCAATAAAATAGAAGTTAGTGGACTTAATGTATTCCAAAAACAATATACTATGGCTAATCCAAATGCATATGGTACTCCTGCTAACGATACATTTGGCCTACCAGTATCGGTCAGTAATACACATTTTATTGTTGGTGCTTATCAAGAAGATGATAATTCAGGAGCTCCTGGCGAACCATATCCAGGTTCTGGTTCTGGTAAAGCATACATTTATAATAATTCTAATGGTAATTTGCTTTATACATTAAATAACCCAAATCAGTATAGTACAAGTTCATTTGATCATTTTGGAAGTTCAGTTGGACTTAGTAGCCTATATGCAGTTGTTGGTGCATATAGAGATCAAAACACATCTCAGTATAAACCTGGTTCAGCATATATCTTTAACTTATCTGATGGAACTAAAAAACATACACTAGTTAATCCATCAGCAAATAGTAATACTTATCTAAATGTTGAACAAAAATTCGGTCATGCAGTAGATATAAACAATACATATGCTCTTGTTAGTGCGATTGGCCAAGCCGGTGGAAAAGCATATGTATTCAACACGTCAAATGGATCAGTGGCTTATACATTAGACAATCCAAATGCATATGGTACAGCTACAGGCGATGAGTTTGGTAAATCTGTTTCTATGAGCGATACATACGCTATTATAGGTGCACCGAGTGAAGGTGATGCTGGTGGTAATCAATCAGGAAAAGCATATGTTTATACTATATCACCTAGCTTTTCACAGACATATACTTTAAACAATCCTAATCCTGATAATTCTGCTGCAAGTGATATGTTTGGAATAGCCGTAGGAGTTAGCAATACACACGCTATTGTATCTTCAACATACGAAGACGATTCTGATGGCACTAATGATGATGGTAAGGCATATATCTATGATTTATCTGATGGATCATTATTACACACTTTAAATAATCCTGGAACAGGTACTCAGTTTGGTTATGAGGTAGACATAGATAGTAATTACGCCGTAGTAAGTTCTATTTACGAAAACAATAGTGGTGCAGCCTATGTCTTTAAAGTATCAGATGGATCGTTAGTTCAAACTTTATCAAATCCAAGTGGTCAAAGTAGTTCATATTTTGGTTACGGAGCATCTATAGGTGGTGGAAAAATTGGTGTTGGAGCTCCTTATTATGATGATTCTGCTGGTAATACATCAGCAGGTATAGCATATCTTTATTCATCATCGTGATCTATAAATAGTATAAACAATAGGATAACAAATGTTTGGTACATATTTTTACCATCAAAAAATAAGAAAATCAGTAGCCGCGTTTGGTTCACTGTTTACAAAGTTGCATGTAATTCGTAAAGATGCGGCTGGTAATGTAATTAGTACCATTAAAGTTCCGCTTGCTTATGCTCCACGATCAAAATATATTGAGCGTATACAAGGTATATCTGATATACAAAGAGATGAATCAATTGCTCTTAAACTTCCTCGTATGTCTTTTGAAATGACATCATTGATATATGATGAATTTAGACAGTTACCTAAACGTAATTTACAAGTTATAGGAACAACTGATAATAGTAATGAGAAAAGAACCAAGATGACACCTCAGGTTCCGTATAATGTTACATTCTCATTAAGTATTTACGCTGCTGCTCAAGACGATGCGTTACAAATTGTAGAACAAATTTTACCGTTCTTTACGCCACAATATTCTTTAACCATGAAACCATTTGCAACTGATTATCCAATAGTTGTTGAGGACATGCCTATTACTCTGCAATCAGTAGCTTATCTTGCTGATTATGAAGGAGATTTAGGTTCGCGTAATATAATACAATACGTATTAGATTTTGAAATGAAAGTTTCTTTCACTGGCCCATTAGCAGACGGAGACATAATTAAGAAGTCAATTGTTGAGTATGAATTAGAACAAAATAAGAAAGATTTTAAAATCGAATATACACCTGATCCTCTTACTATTATAGCGGATTCAGATTATAATGTAAATATAACATATTTCGATAGTGCATAGGTGTAATATGGATAGTGATAAGATTGCAAATGACTATGAATATTCTCGACAAACTTATTATGAGTTAATCGAGAAAGGCAAAGATGCCCTTGACTTGGCTATTGAGATTGCTCAACAGTCCGAGCATCCACGTGCTATCGAAGTCTTATCTGGTATGATTAAGAATGTCGGTGATGTAAATGACAAGTTAATGGATCTAAACAAAAAGAATAAAGACATTAATAAAAATGATATTCCTATGAAGGCTGAAGGCACAACTAATAATAATTTGTTTATTGGTTCTACAACTGATTTACAAAGAATGTTACAAGATGTAGAAAAGACTGCAAAGCCAGCTAATAACGTGATAGATTTGACGCCCAGATTAAAAGATGAATGATGGATACTTAGGGAATCCAAATGTAAAACGTGACGGTATTGTCACTTCATGGTCCCAGCAAGAAATAATAGAATACCAAACGTGTATGAAAGATCCCATACACTTTGCACGAAAGTATTGTAAAGTTATTTCGTTAGACCAAGGTCTTGTGGACTTTGATCTATATCCTTATCAAGAAAAAATGTTCAATCATTTTACTAATCATAGATTTAATATTGTTCTTGCGTGTCGTCAGTCTGGTAAATCTATATCATCTGTTGCATATATTCTATGGTTTGCATTATTTCATTCAGAGAAAACTGTTGCGATACTAGCTAACAAAGGTGCGACTGCCCGTGAGATGTTGGCACGCATCACGTTAATGCTCGAGAACCTACCGTTCTTTTTACAACCAGGAACTAAGGCATTAAACAAAGGTTCTTTAGAATTTTCAAATAATAGTAAGATTATTGCTGCGGCCACGAGTGGTAACTCTATTCGTGGTTTGTCTATTAACTTATTGTTCTTAGACGAGTTTGCATTTGTGGAACATGATGCTCAATTCTTTACATCAACTTATCCCGTTATTTCATCTGGTAAAGATACAAAAGTTATTATTACTTCTACAGCAAATGGTATTGGTAATGTCTTCCATAAAATATGGGAAGGCGCAATGCAAAAGACTAATAACTTTAATCCATTTCGTGTTGACTGGTGGGATGTTCCTGGTCGAGATGATAAATGGAAACAAGAGACAATAGCTAATACATCTCAATTACAATTTGATCAAGAGTTTGGGAATACATTTTTCGGAACAGGTGATACATTAATTAATGCTGAGACCTTAATGGGATTGAGGGCTAAACCACCAATTCAAGTGAAAGGTGATGCACTAATTTATGAAGAAGCGCAGAAAAAACATGAATATGTTATTTTAGTTGATGTTGCGAAGGGAAGAGGTCAGGATTATAGTACTTTTAATGTGATCGATATTAGCACGAGGCCTTTTAAACAGGTTGCTGTTTATCGCAATAACCTTATCTCTCCGATACTCTTCCCAGATTTTATTTATAAATTTGCGAAAGCCTACAACAATGCTTATGTTGTTGTAGAATCAAATGATGCTGGACAAGTTGTATGTAATGGATTATATTATGAAATGGAATATGAGAACTTACATACTGAATCAGCGGTAAAGGCTAACGGTCTTGGCATAGAAATGACAAGAAAAGTAAAAAGAATAGGATGTTCATCATTCAAAGATCTATTAGAGAATAATAAACTAGAAATAAATGATGAACAAACTATATTAGAAATATCTACATTTGAAGCGAAAGGCCAATCGTATGAGGCCTCTTCAGGCAATCATGACGATCTTGTCATGAATTTTGTATTATTTGGTTATTTTGCAGGTACTAACTACTTTAGTGAAATGACTGATATTAATTTAAAAGAAATGTTATTCGAACAAAGAATGAAAGAAATAGAAGCTGATGTTTTACCATTTGGTTTCGTAGACGACGGGTTGCCACAAGTGCCACAATTTATAGATGAAGAGAAGGCTGCATGGCAAATAGAACAACCAATTGTGGATTATTAGAAAGTTATAAATAATGACATATTGAAAACCCGCCGTATTATGAACATCTTATCATTAGTAAAGGAAAAAACACATGGCACTTGGAGTACCTTCATCAAGTCCTGCCGTAATAATCAAAGAAGTAGATGCTTCAGCCAGTATTCAAACGGCCGCAACTACAATAGGAGGATCGGTAGGCAACTTTCGTTGGGGACCAGTGGGAACACCAGTTACAATTTCAACAGAAACTGAACTGGCTAATACATTTGGTAATCCCGATGACGCCCATTCGATTGACTTCCATTCTGTCGCATATTATTTGAGATATGCAGATAATCTGAAAGTCGTTCGAGCTACCAATGCAACAGCTAAAAATGCTCACGATGCTGACCAAACAGGTACAGATCCAGCAATTAACACAGCTGCTGATTGGGACACACAAATTTCAGCAAGAGATTCAGACAAGCACACGTTCATTGCAAAATGGCCAGGTGCAATGGGTAATTCTCTTAAAGTAGAAGTATGTCCAGCTTCATCTGGAGACTCAGCCTTCAATGGTTGGACACATAAAGGAAACTTTGACGCTGCACCAGGAACATCAACATACGCTTCTGCCCGAAGCGGTCAATTTGACGAAGCTCACGTAGCGGTCATTGATGAAGATGGTTCGTTTGCAGACATAGGAACAGTACTAGAAGTTTTCCCATTCGTATCTTTGGCATCTGATGCTAAAGCAATCGATGGGTCATCTAGCTATATCAAAGAAGTAGTTAACAACGGTTCAGAATATGTATGGATGGCCGGTTTTGGTGTAACTGGTTCAAAATTTGATTCAGCTGCTGGTGGTACTGCCGCTTCTACTAACTTTTCAAATACAACTCGTACATCAGTATCATTAGCTGATGGTGTAAATGCCGCGGCAATGTCTGCCGGTGATTACCAAACAGCATTCGATGAACTAGAAGATGCTGATACAGTTGACGTTGATATCCTGTTTACACCTAGTATGTCTACAGGAGAACTAACTAGAACAGTAGTTAATGACGTAGTTGCAACTGCGGAAGCTAGAAAAGATTGCGTTGTAGCCGCTTCGCCTCCTCGTTCAGCTGTTGTAGGTGTTAACTCAGCCGCAACAATGAATACGAATGTAATCACTGAGGCAAATCAGTATACAATGTCTAACTATCTAGTAGTTGATAACAACTTCTTAAAAGTTTATGATAAATATAACGATAAGTTTATTCAAATTCCTGCCGCTTCTTCAACAGCTGGTATCATGGCCGCAACGGATAATAACGCTGCTCCATGGGTATCACCTGCTGGTTCAAGGCGTGGTAATTATTTGGGTATTACTTCGGTGGCATACTCACCGACTAAAGCTCAACGAGATGCACTATATAAAGCTGGTATAAATCCAGTTGCAAATATTCCTGGTCAAGGAGTATTATTATTTGGTGATAAGACTCACGTAACTAAACCATCGGCATTTAGCCGAATTAATGTGCGTAGGCTCTTTACTACTCTCGAAAAAGCAATTGGAGATTTTGCTAAGCAATCTCTCTTTGAACTCAACGATGAGTTTACACGAGCGGAATTTGTGAACAACGTAGAACCTCTACTTCGTGAAGTAAAAGGTCGACGAGGTATCACAGACTTTAAAGTTGTTTGCGACGAAACAAACAATACGCCGTCAGTAGTAGACAGAAATGAATTTGTGGCGACGATCTTCATCAAGCCAGCACGCTCAATCAACTTCATCACGCTTAATTTCGTGGCGACTAGATCCGGTGCTGAGTTTGAAGAAGTAGTTGGCATATAGTAGCGCTAAGGAGATAAAACATGGCTATTCTAGGAGTAGACGATTTTAAAGCCAAGCTGCGTGGTGGCGGCGCTCGAAGTAATCTGTTCAAAGTTACACTTAACTTTCCAGGCTATGCGGGCGGAGACCTAGAAATTACGTCCTTTATGTGTAAAGGTGCGCAACTTCCAGGTTCAGTGATTACACCTGTACCGATCATGTTCCGTGGTCGTACATTACAAATTGCTGGCGAACGCGAATTTCAGCCTTGGACTGTAACAATCATCAACGATACGGACTTTATTGTACGTGACGCGATGGAACGTTGGATGAACGGCATTAATGGTCATACGACTAATGCTGGTCTCGTAAATCCAATTGACTATCAAGCTGATTTAGTTGTAGAACAACTTGATCGTGACGAATCAGTTATCAAGAAATATACCTTTAGAGGTGCATTTCCAACTAATATAGATCCAATCGATCTTAATTACGATAACACAGGAGCGATTGAAGAGTTTGCGGTGGAGTTCCAGATCCAATACTGGGAATCTAATACCACTTCGTAAGCTAATATAAATAATATGTAAAGGGCCGAAAGGCCCTTTGCTAAACTATTTTTTGTGGAAGAGAACATGGCAGAGAATAACGGATTTACATTATTTGGATTTGAAATACGTAGAAAGCAAGACAAGCCTTCTAAAAAGAATCAGTTAGATTCAATTGTACCGCCCATCGATGAAGATGGTGCTGGATACGTAACTGCGTCCGGATCTCACTTCGGTCAATATGTTAATATTGACGGTGACGAATTTAAAGATAATATATTAAAGATTAAGCAATACCGCGGTGTTGCTATGCATCCAGAAGTTGATGCAGCGATTGAAGACATTGTAAATGAAGCAGTATCTATTGCAAATGATGGTTCAACAGTTAGTGTTAATATGGATAACGTTGAAATATCAGATAAAATTAAGAAAACTATTCAAGAAGAATTTAAAAACATATGTGTAATGCTTAAGTTTAATGAACTAGGGCATGACATCTTCCGTCGTTGGTATGTAGACGGTCGAATTTATCATCATCTCGTAGTTAACGAAGCAAACGTAAAATTAGGTATACAAGATATACGTCCTATTGATGCTACGAAGATACGTAAAGTAAAAGAGATTAAAAAGAAGAAAGACCCGATTACAGGTGCTGAACTAATTGAAAAGGTTGATGAACACTTTATCTACCAAGAGAAACCAGGTCAAACTAAACAAGGCGTTAAACTTACAACAGACGCCGTGAGTTATGTTACATCTGGTCTATTAGATCAGGATCGTAAAAGAGTTATATCATATCTTCAAAAATCACTAAAGCCATTAAACCAGTTAAGAATGATGGAAGACTCATTAGTCATCTATCGTCTGGCACGTGCACCTGAACGTCGTATATTTTATATTGATGTAGGTAACTTGCCAACCGGTAAGGCAGAAGAGTACATGAAAAAAATCATGACTCAATACCGTAACAAACTAGTGTACGATGCCACAACCGGTAAATTAAAAGATGACCGTAAGCATATGTCAATGCTTGAAGATTTTTGGTTACCACGTAAGGAAGGTGGACGAGGAACTGAGATTAGTACATTGCCAGGTGGTGAAAACCTTGGACAAATTGACGATATAATTTATTTCCAAAAACGTCTATATAAATCTCTAAACGTCCCTATCTCACGTCTTGAGCAAGACCAATCAGCCAATATACTTGGTCGATCAACTGAAATTAATAGAGATGAACTTAAATTTCAAAAGTTTATCGAACGTTTACGTCGTAGATTTGGTGCGTTATTCTTAGAAATTCTTCGTAAGCAACTTATCTTAAAGGGTATTATTGCAGATGAGGATTGGAAAGAATGGGCAAATGATCTAGTTGTAGAATTTGCTCATGATAACCATTTTGCTGAATTACGTGACGCTGAACTTATCCGTGAACGTTTACAAACAATGGATTTAGCTCAAAACTATGTAGGTACATACTACTCAAAAGAATGGGTAATGAAAAATATCTTAATGCTTGACGATGAAGAAGCTGAACGTATTAAGAAAGAAATTGACGGTGAAATTAAATCTGGCGAAGTCGAAGTAGACGACGAAGCAGAAACACAAGGAGATAATGAATGAACGATGAAGCCGAAGTAATGGAGCCCGAAGCAGAGGCACCTGAAGTAAATCCTATCGAATCAATGGTAGATAATATATTTTCAAAAAACTTTGCTGGAGCACAAACAACTTTTAATGACTTAATCGGAGATAGAATGACTGCGGCATTAGATGCTGAGAAAATTGCTATTGCTCAACAAGTATATAACGGCTTAGATGCTGAAGAAGAAGAGCAATTAGAAATGGATCTAGAAGATGACGTCGAAGAGGAGGAAACTCCTGAAGATGGCGCAGAAGAATTTACTGATGAAACACCAGGTTTTACTGGTGATGAGGAACCAGAAGTAGAAGATTAAATTGTTATAAATAAATGTAACAAAAATATCACAGTCGGGATAAAAATGAAACTTATTACAGAATACAACGAAACAGACGTTCAATGTTTAGTTGAGAAAAAAGAAGATGGCTCGAAGAAATATCTTATCGAGGGTGTTTTTGCTATGGCCGATTCAAAAAACCGTAATGGTAGAATTTATCCTAAGGATATATTAGAAAAAGCCGTCAACAAATATGTTGACGATCAGGTTAGTACTAAACGATCTGTTGGAGAGCTAAACCATCCGGAAGGCCCAACAGTTAATTTAGACAAAGTTTCCCATCTAATTACCGATCTTCAATTTGAGGGTAATAATGTGATGGGCAAGGCACAAGTGCTGGATACTCCTATGGGGCAAATTGTAAAAGGTTTGTTGGAAGGTGGTGTTCAACTCGGCGTGTCAACTCGTGGTATGGGAAGTCTTGAGCAGCGTAATGGCGCAGCGGTCGTTAAAGACGACTTTATTCTTAACACGGTAGATATCGTGCAAGATCCATCCGCACCGAATGCATTCGTTAATGGAATTATGGAAGGTGTAGACTGGGTTTGGAATAATGGCATTATTGAGGCTAGGACAATTGAAAAAATGGAGACTGAAATTAAACAAGCTCCACGCACTGATCTCTATGAGACACAGGTTCGTGAGTATAAGAATTTCCTCTCGTTACTCAAACAAAAGAGCATGTAAAGGAGAATAGCATGTCTGATCTTGAAAATCAGGTCACCGAAGCAGATCTCCATGACGAGGACGTTGTGGAAGAGGCTCACGACCCAAAGAACGCAGAGGACGCATCTGTCGCATCTGTAAAAGGCGCAGCTGGTAAAACAGCTAAGGCTCCAGAGCCAGCACCTAAGCAGGGCACACATGAACCAATGCCGAAAACAAAAGCAGGTATGTTGCAGGCTATGTACACAAAGATGAGCAAAATGAATAAGGCATCTTTGCAAGCCGCTTACGGAAAAATGCATGACGACGTTGAAGTAGACGACGAAAAAGCAATTATGGAAAACCCAGAAGTTGCTTATGACTACGAAGGCGAATTAAATGCACTAGTTGAATCTGAAGCAACTCTCTCAGAAGAGTTCAAAGAGAAAACTGCCGTAATTTTCGAATCAGCTATGAAAGCAAAATTAAGCGAAGAAATCACCAAATTGGAAGAGAACTATGCTAATGAGCTTGCTGAAGAGATTAAAGCAACAAAATCTGATCTCGTAGAAAAAGTAGATTCTTACCTAAACTACGTAGTTGAACAGTGGATGGAAGACAATAAACTGGCTGTACAGTCTGGTTTACGTACTGAAATCGCTGAAACTTTCATGAACAAACTAAAAGACGTATTCACAGAGTCTTATATCGAAGTGCCAGAAAGCAAAATCGACTTAGTCGACGAGCTATCTGATCAAGTCGAAGAGCTCGAAGAAGCGTTAAATGTTCGTACGGAAGAAGCGCTAGAGCAAGCCAAGACAATAGAAGATTATAAGCGTGCAGCTATTGTAGCTGAAGCTTCAAAAGATCTTCCTGACACACAAGCTGAAAAGCTTGCAGGTCTTGTTGAATCTATCGATTTCGATGACGAAGAAACTTTCGCTAAGAAAGTGGCAACCGTCAAAGAAGCACATTTTGCGGCGCCAGCCGTGGAATCCACTATTGCTGAAGAAACAGATGTTGACTCAGAGGCAGATACAGAAGAAGTTTCTGCAACTATGGCTCAGTATTTGTCAGCAATCAGAAAAACATCTAAATAAGGGAGATCCAAGAGATGGAATCTTATTCTAACTTGGTCGAAAAGTGGTCCCCAGTTCTTAACGAAGAAACAGCTGGCACCATTAAAGACAACCATCGGAAGCAGGTAACTGCCGCTCTGTTGGAAAACACCGAACGTGCTCTTACAGAAGAACGCGCTCAACTAAACGAAGCCGCACCTGCAAACGCAACAGGCGCTAGCATCAATAACTGGGATCCAGTATTGATCAGCTTGGTACGTCGTGCTGCTCCAAACCTAATTGCTCACGATTTAGCATCTGTACAGCCTATGAACGGCCCAACAGGTCTTATCTTTGCAATGAAGTCAAAGTACTCAACTCAAGGTGGTACAGAGGCTCTATACAACGAAGCCGACACAACATTCTCTGGTACACAAGTTACACCAGCGGGTGGTGCTGCTCAGTCAACTGACGGTTCAGGCCTTGACGGTCTTGATTCCGGCGGTGAGCGAACTGGCCCAACATTTGGTTCAGGTATGGCAACAGACTCTGCTGAAGCTCTTGGATCATCAGGTTCAACAGACTTCGCAGAAATGGCATTCAGCATTGAGCGTCAAACTGTGACTGCAAAGTCACGTGCTCTAAAAGCTGAGTACTCATTAGAGTTGGCTCAGGATCTTAAAGCGATCCACGGTTTAGACGCAGAATCAGAATTGGCAAACATCTTGTCAACTGAGATTCTTGCTGAGATCAACCGCGAAATCATTCGTGTGATCAACGCTCACGCTAAGCCAGGTGCTCAATCATCTCAGATCACTAAGAAAGGTATTATTGACCTAGATACTGATGTTGATGGTCGTTGGTCTGCAGAGAAATTCAAAGGTCTCGGCATCCAAATCGATCGTGAAGCTAACCAAATCGCAAAAGATACTCGTAGAGGTAAAGGTAACGTGATGGTATGTTCATCTGACGTTGCTTCTGCTCTAGCTGCTACTGGCATGTTAGACTACTCACAAGTACTTGCTTCAAACACATTGA